CCTGGGATGCGAGCATGAGCGACAACGGCCACGAGCCATACGCCTACAACCCGTTTGTCTCCGACATGGCAGCGCGCCAGCAGGCGAGGCACTATGAGGAATGCTACGTCACGGCGCAGGCCAACCCGCTGCAGCAGCAGCAGGGCCACCAGCAACTCAACACCTATCCGATGCAGTGGACCGAGGCCGAACTCGGCATCCTCCGGGCACGCGGCAAGCCACCACTGGCCACGCCAACGCCGGGGCTGGACTCTACTGACGCCCTGCTCGAGGCGGTGCGGGAGATGACGCTGCAGGTCGCCGCACTGCGCACGCTGGTGACCGCACTGCGCGAGCACATGGGCGACAAGCCCAGCGTCGTGGCGTTTCCTGGCAATGCGCTGCGCCACAGCCGGTGAGCGATTGGCCTTCTATGACCGGGAACATAACCCACGCCAAGCTCGATGCGCTGATCTGCGAGGTGGCCGAGCTACGTGCGATGGTAGCCGAATTGCGGCAGGGTATCCAGGAACACCGTGAAATAGAGGCCAAAAGACGGGCCTCCCTGGACGAAATGAACAAGTGGCTGTGGCCCGCCGCTGCGCCACAGCCGGTGACGTGAACGCCGCCAACTGGTTCGGCGTCCGCTGCCTGCTGCATCGTTGCCCGTTTCGCCCCGACAGCCTCGGCGCCTACTGCACGCTCGGTAGCTGTAACCGCCGCATCACCATCCACACATCCCAGACCGGCTACTGGCAGACGCTGTCGAGCTACAACCCAGGGCCTGGGGATCTGGCCACCCCGCTGCCGCAGCACACGGTCGACGAACTGGTGGCAACGCTGCCGATCAAGCCAACCAACGCACAGAATACACAGGAGTAGAGACATGCCCCTCGCATACATCCAGCTTATCGGCGGTGGACCGACCGATCCCGGCTTCGGCGGCGGAATGCCGGCTGGACCGGGCATCGACAACAGCCTCCCCGGCAGCCAGCCGGGCGTGGACAACAGCCTACCGATGCCGCCGCCGGGCGTTTGGCCGCCGCCGACCGTCAGCCATCCGATCGTGCCGGCGCCGCCCGGAGTGCCGCCTGGCACCATCTGGCCATCTCCGGGTCGTCCGCCGCACCCGTCTCAGGGGTTGCCGGGCAGCCCCGGCCATCCGTCGCAGGGCCTTCCTGGAAGCCCAGGGCCTCCTTCACAGGGCCTCCCAGGCGCGCCGCCGCATCCGTCAGGCCAGCCTGTGCCGCCGCCCACCGGTGGGACGCCCAGCCAGCCGATCGCCACGCCACCACCAAAGCCCGATCAGGGGCTGCCATCCAGCACGTTCTGGGTTGTGGCAGGCATTCCAGGGCTTGGCTGGCGCTATGTGGCCGTCGACCCGTCGTTGACGCCCGACAACTCGCTACCGGCCACACCGCCGCCGACCGCTGGCACACCGCTGCCGCCGACGCCTGCACCAAAGCCGGCGTAGCGTGCCGTTCATCGCCGACAATCCGAAGCTGCATATCGGGACAGTGGTTTCGAACGGGCACTGCATGCGTCATGTGCAGGTCGTCGCAGGGGTAACGCATTCCTCCACCCTGCGACGTGGTGACCCGGTGCGTGGCGCCTCCTGCGCACCGGGCACCGTCATCGGCACGTTCGACGAGGATGGCCGCTATGCCAACGCAACCGATGGCTCGTCACATGTGGCGATCCTGCTCGCAGAGACGGACGAGGGGTTGCTGGTTGTGGATCAATGGCTCGGGCAACCGGTGCATGAGCGGCTGATCCGGTTCCGGGACGGCGAGGGGACTGCGGTGAACGACGCCTCCCGTTACCACATCGTCGAGAGCGCTACCGCATGAATGCGCCCTCCATTCGACATGCTACGGGCATGCTTTTACCTGCTGGCGTTCGTCATCGCCTCGCAGGTCGTGGCCATCATATTCGGTAGCTGGACCTGCTTCTATCTGCTGATCGTCGGCATGGCCAAGCCAGGCGACTGCGGCGGCTTCGGTGCCCAGGCGAAAGAGATGTGGTCAGAGGTGCTGGCCGCGATCCTGGCCCTGCTGCTGGCCGCACGCACTAACGGCACCAAACCACCGGATGAGCCATGAGACTCGACGAATACGACATCGACGAATGGTGGGATGTGTGTCGGCGCGTTCGCCCCGACCTCACCCGCGAGCAGTTCGACGCCATGTGGCGGGAGTTCCAGACCATGAAGCGGAACCATGAGCGGAACTAACTCATTGTTTCAGAGTAACCCCTTCGGCAACGTGCCGGTGGCGCAGAACGCGCTGGCGCCGGTCAACGACGCCTCGGCGGTGAACTCCATCTACAATCCCAACACAGCGTCGCCGATGGGCACGTTCTACGGCGAGCCCGGCTATCAGTATCCTGCCCCGCAAGTTGCCGCACAGGCGCCCGCCGCCGCGCCACAGGCCGCACCAGCGCCACCGCAGGCACCGACCTACACCTCACCCTATCCCGCATCACCGGCATACCAGGCCGCCTACAACACCCAGATGGGCCTCAACCAAAACGTCTACGGCACCACCAACGCACAGACGCTAGGCACCATGGGGATGGCCGGCTTCCCGCTATACACAGATCCAAGACTTCTGCAGGACCGCCTGGCGCAGACCTATCAGGCTGGCGGCCCCGACGCCCAGGCAGCCTACGACGAACTCATGCGGCAGTTCGCACAGGCTAGCGGTGGCGGCGGTTATGGAGGCGGCACAGGCGGGGGCACCAGCGGCGGCGGCTCCGGTGGCCACGGCCAAGACGCCAGCGGGCAGTGGTAATGAGCGCATCCGTCTCCATCACCAAGGCCAACGTCCGGATTCCGCATCCTGAGGACTACGGGAAGCACGGTATAACCGTTGATGCATATCCTGGTGATGTAGATGCACAACACGACCAACTCGTTCGATGGTTTGAAGAGAGCGAGATGGCCAGAATGGATGAGATTGAGGCCGCGCAAGTCGCGCGCTCATATTTCGACGGGGAACAGTGGACTAAAGCCGAGTTAGATGCGCTGAAAGCTAGAGGGCAGCCACCGACGGTCATCAACTACATCGGGCGCAAAGTTGGTATGCTATGTGGCCTTGAGCGCAAGGCCAGAACTAACCCCAAATGTTTCCCCCGCACGCCGAACGAGGACGACCGCGCCGATGCGGCGACCCAGGCGCTGCGCTACATCTCCGACGACAACAACTTCGACGTCATCCGCTCCCAGGTGTTCGAGCACATCCTGGTCGAGGGAGCGGGCGGTGCGGAGCTTGGCCTGGAGGACGACGGCAAGGGCGGCGCGGATATCACCATCACCACAGTCCCGTGGGACCGCATCTGGTATGACCCACATTCGCGGGCCTACGACTTCGCCGATGCGCGTTACTGCGGCCTGGTCATCTGGATGGACCGCGACCAGCTGGAGGACCTGTATCCGAACGCCACCGACGTCATCGAGACCACGTTCAGTAGCACGGTAGACTGGGCCTACAACGACCGGCCCGATAACGTGCTGTGGACCGACAACCGGCGGCAGCGGGTGCGCATCGCGCAATGCCACTGGAGCGAGCGCGGCACCTGGTGGACCGCGACGTTCAGCAAACACGGTATGCTGACGGATATTCAGCCGTCCCCGTTCAAGGACCGTCGTGGCAAGAGCACCTGCGGGCTGATCCTGCAGTCGGCATATATCGACCGCGAGAACCGGCGCTACGGCATGGTGCGCGGGCTGATCTCGCTGCAGGACGAGATCAACAAACGGCGCAGCAAGGCGCTGCATCTGCTGAGCGTGCGGCAGGTCATTGCTGAGCAGGGCGCGGTCAAGGACGTGGACAAGGCGCGGCGCGAGGTCGCCCGGCCGGATGGCTACGTCGAGGTCACGCCGGGGATGCGCTTTGAAATCGAACCGGGCGGGGACTTGGCGCAGGGCCAGTTCAACTTATTGACCCACGCTACGAATGAGATGCAATTGAGCGGCCCCAACGCGGCCATGAGCGGCACAGATAGCCGGGAACTCAGCGGCCGGGCGATACTCGCACAACAGGCCGGCGGGGCGGTCCAGAATGAGCCGCTGGCCGACAGCCTGCGTATGTGGAGCAGGCGCGTCTACGAGGTCGCCTGGATGGCGGCGCGGGAATACTGGGGCGCCGGCAAGTTCGTCCGCGTCACCGATGACCTCGGTGCGACACGCTGGGTTGGCATCAACATGCCCGTCACCGTGCAGGACCAACTAGCCAAGATGACGGATCAGCAGCGCGCCATGGTGATGCAGCGCATGCAGATCGTCCCCGGAGATCCGCGGCTGCAGCAAGTGGTCGGCATCGACAATCAGATCACCGACCTGGACGTCGACATCACGGTCGAGGAAGGGCCGAGCACACCAACACAACAGAGCGAGGAGTTCCAGACGCTGGTGCAGCTGGC